CTATTCTTTCTCTATAAAAGTCCGGAGAATTTTTCGAGAGGGTAAAATTGCTCCTCCTTTTGAGACTCGAAAAATTCGCCATTTTGAGGTGGAGAGAATTTTTCTAAAAAATAAAAAAATGCTCCACCATTTGTTACTCTTAGACGAACACGACGGGAACTTGAAGAAGAACCGGTAGTGTTCGTTTTTTTCATTTTGGATTTTATCGAGGTAGGTTTTATATACCATCTTCAGCATTTCCGGATCATGTGACGCATTTGCAGCCTGCACCAGACGTTCAAGCATCGAAATAACTGTTCCGGCCATATCGAATGATGCGCTGTCGATTTGGCTTTTCTGGTCTTCATAAAACGCAAGTTTTCCGGTCAGACGCTCCACTTCTTGACTGATTGCACCGATTTTCTTGTCCAGCACCGTCAATGTTGCTGGCGATAGATTGTCATTCACCAGCAGTGCGATTAATTTGTCCTGCTCGGCTTTTGCGGTACGCAGTGCGATACGGACGTTTTCTTCGGATGGTTTGATTTCCTCTTCCAGATATTTCCGGCGTTCCCGCTCCACCTCTTCACATGCTACTCTGATGGCAACCGGATCGGGTTTTATGTCTCTGATGCGGTCCAACGCAGCTTCTTCCAAACGTTCCGCGGAAACCCGTGTTTTGCAATTTATGGTATCTGTACACTGGTAATAGTGATATTTCCCGCTTCGGCTGTTCGCGCTGGCGGGGGTCATGAGCCGCCCGCAATGGCAGTATACAAGACCGGTCAGAAGATAGTTATATTTTTGTGCCTTCGGACGTGGACCGTCTTTTTTCTCTGCTCGTTTTTCCTGAACACGCTGGAATAAATCAGGGTCGATGATAGCATCATGTTTACCGGGCACACATAGACCGCCCCATTCAAGTTTACCGATGTAATTTTGGTCCTGCAGCAGCCGGAAGAATTGCGCCCGGTTGATTTCCGGGTATTTGTGCATTAAGTCAATCGGCCGTATATCTGCTGCATAGGATTCAAAAATATCCCGGACAATGGCCGCTTTCCGGGGATCAATATAAAGAGTATTATCTTTGTGACTGCGACGGCAGTAACCGAACGGTACGCGGCCGGACGGCCAGTAACCATTGCGGGCAAGATTCAGCATTCTATCCCGTGTTCCTTTTGCGGATATCTTGCGCGCATACTGGTTGACATGGGTAATAATTCCCATAAGCAATTCACCGTGCAATGTTGAAAAATCAAAATCCGGCTCCGTGGCGCTGGCAAATCGTTTCCCTTTACTGCCCAAAAGCTCCATGATATAGTACATGTCTTTTGGGGCGCGGGTCAGACGGGACAGGTTATAGACACATAGACAATCCCATTCAACAGTGCCGGTTTCCAGTTCGTCAATTACTCCTTGAAACGCCGGACGATGCATATCTTTTCCGCTGGCGAATTCGTCGGATACCACCTTGACTACTTCTCCATGCTGCCCGCGTATAAATTCCTGGCAATATTCAATCTGCATCGGAATTGACGTATCGCCTTCAAAATCGCTGCCGCGAGGACTTACGCGGGCATAGATCAAATATTTCTGGACTTTATCCATTATTTCGCCCGGAATCTTTCTTGAAATTCATCATACTTCTTCATGATATCCGATAAAGTCATGCCGTCGAATTTTTTGCATACTTCGTTCATGTCAATAGCTTTTCCTTGCAGCGCAGCAGGTCCGGTTTCCTGCATAATCATCATTGTTATTGTTGCGGCAACTTTTTTTCGGTCATCTTCGCTTAGCTTCTGTGTCATTTTCTGCAAAGACGATTTGAAAGCATCTTCGCTGCTGCCATTCAGAGTATCGCGCCCGCAACCGGCAAGAAGCATCATTGTTGCGACTAGTAATATAACTCTTTTCATTTTTCGCTTTCCTTTTGTTTCTGCAGCCAAGTTTCCCAAAAATGATGTATCCCATGTTCACGCATTGCGATATCAATAGCATCTTCATTACGCAAGGATTCTTTAATCGGCCATATCCAAAACCAATCGCGGGACATTTTTTCCAAGATAATTGGCGGGCAGCCTTCATTTTCATTGATCGATAACAGGGCAAAACGGGTTTCGTCAAGATCGACAAACACTTTGAACACTGGTTCGGAATAATCTGCCAGCGTTGCAATCACTCGTTGACCGGTTCGCGGTACTTCGTCACGACCAACTAAGACCCTTGTACCTGGTGGATACCACGGCATCATAGATACGCCCGTAATCAGGACTGCAAAATCGCCCGGTTTGGCAGTTGAAAAATAGGAAAATTCGTTTGTTCCCAGCTCGGCCAGCTTATCTCCGAAAGGATGGGTTGCCGGCTGCATTTCCATTGCTTGAGCTACAGACAAAAGCGGAACGGCCACAAAATCACACTTTGACAGGAGCGTTACACTATCTTTTATATAAGGTTTTAATAGTGGTTCGATACGCTGCCATGTGTCATCTTCAAAGTAATTGATTTTACCTTTTAAGATGCGTCCGATGTGCATTCTGCTTAAGCCTAGTTTGTCGGCTAGGGCTGCATCTGATTTCATGCCGGCCCGCATTCGCCGGATAGCGTTTGATAGTGTTAAGTCAATCATTTTCATAGCGTTATCCTCCGGCTATTTACTTTTTATACAATATCATAACTTTTATAGATTACAAATTTTTATAAAAAAGATTTTTTGAACCCTTGATTTTGTAACATGTATAGGTTACATTGTATTTTGTAATACAGGAGGTGATATGAACAAGAAACAGCGGCAACCGGCAAGAGAAAAAACGGTTAAAATCAGTGTCAATGTACATCGTGAGCTGAAAATCAGAGCGGTACGGGACAATCGGAACATCCATCTTGATTTAACAGATGATATAATCATGCTCGGAATCGAAGAATACGACCGGAGCCGAAAAAATTTGCCTTCAATGTAACGCATATAGGTTACATTATGAATGGAGCTATTATCCCTAAAATAAGACAATTGACCGTTGAGGATTATCCTGGCATTACAGATGCAGAGCGTTACCCATATGCTACTCCGGAGCAAATCGCAATGGGAAAACAGATTGCACGGTCAATACTGAAATTTGTACGGGAACATCCCGAGCAAGTTGAACATTACCGGACAGCGCCGGAAGCTACTGTTAAAAGTCTACTGCAAAGGGTCTAAAAAAGAATGGAAAATAATCTGATTGTAAAAAATGAATTATGGCGGGACCTGTGCGCGATTCAAGCAGAATTGGAAGTTCCGAAGGACCGGAACAATGCGTTCGGCGGCTTCAAGTATCGCAAGTGTGAGGACATTTTGCGTGCCGTCAAACCGTTGCTTCATGCGCACGGAATCATCATTTTGCTGTCGGACGAAATTGTCCAGTTCGGGGAATGGGTGTTTGTCAAGGCGACAGCAACCATCCAGCGTGGGGATGCGGTAATCAGTTGCACCGCCTACGCCCGGCACGCCGACGAACGCAAAGGCATGGATGCGGCTCAAGTGACCGGTTCGGCATCGAGCTACGCCCGCAAATATGCGCTTTCCGGCCTGTTCGGAATCAGCGATACCGACGACCCCGACGACCCGCCGCAAGCCGCGCCCGGCATCGCTCCGGCTCCCATGTCGCAGATTGTGCGCCCGGCTGCTCCCGGTCCGGTCCCCGGTAAAACCGTTTTGCCCGGCGTTCGCACGCCGCTTCCCGGAATGCCCGCAACCAACCAGACGAGGTGATTATGTTTTATGTGTTCGATATCGAGACCATGCCGGACAGCAGCAAAATTTCCCTGCTGCCGGAACCGGAAGTCAAGCTTGGCAACCTGAAAGACGAAACCAAGATTGCCGAAAAGAAAGCCGAGGCGCGCGCCGAGCAGATTGCGAAAATGGCGTTGAATCCGCTGTATGGCCGGATCATCTGCGCGGTTTTCTCCGCTCCGGGCGTGAATGGGGAACTTGAAAGCTACCGCCTGACCGCCGGCGATGATGACGAAGAGGAAGCGGCCCTGATTGCCGGCTGTTTCGACGTTCTTCGGCAGGACGGCGCGCGTTTGGTAACGTGGAACGGCATGTGTTTCGATGTGCCGTTTCTGTTCAAGCGCGCGGCGATTCTCGGCGTGCCGTTGCACGATGTGCCGGTCTTGCCGTTCTGGTGCAAACGCTATTCGACCGGTCCCCATATCGACTTGATGCAGGTTTGGAGCAACTGGAATTCGCAGCAGTATGCAAAGCTCGATGACGTGGCCGGAGTTTGCGCCGACGACCATAAAATCAAGATCGATTTCCGCGATTTTCCGGAACTGGTCAAGACCGAGGATGGGCGCAACCGGATTGCCGACTACTGCGAACAGGATGTTCGGCTCACTTACCGTAATTTTCAGAAGTTCAACGGGGTTTTGTTTTAACCCCACAACCAGAAGAAAGGGTTTCTTATGTTCAAGGCAGAGGGTACGTATGATGTGGTGATTACTCGGGCGATTCTCGGGGAATCGAAATTCTGCAAAGACGCTGGCGCATTCGACGTGTGTATCGAGGTGCAGGATGCGAACGGAGTTTCGGACTGGTGGCGCGGGGAGTATTCCAACCGTCCCGGTGTCGGCAATGCCGCCGGCAAAGTTCAGTGGGAAATGACGATGGCGACGCTGACGAAAATCGGCCTCCCGTCCGACAACCTGTTTGAGCATCTGCAGGCCGATGCGGACGGCACCGCGACAATTCCAGCGCTGGTTGGCATCCAGACGACCGCGACCGTCAAGACGACCGAGCGGGACGGCAAGATTTATCACAATGTCCAGTATCTCGGTGACGGCGGCGGCCCGAAGGGGATGAATCTCGGAAACCTGCTTGCCATGTACGGCATGGCCGCGCAGCCGGTCCAGCAGCAGCCGATTCAGCAGCCGGCAGCGCAACCCGCTGCTATGCCGCAGCCCACCGCGCAGCCGGTCCAGCAGCCGGCACAACCGGCAGTCATGCCGGGAACAATCCCGGCGTTTCCGGGCAAGGCCGCTCCGAACGGTCCGTTTGCGAACCTGAAGAGGTAGCCGCAATGGGGGAGTTCCGAATCGTTATTGATACGCGGGAGCAAACCCCGTGGAGCTTCCCCCCGGAAATTTCGGTCGAAATCGGGACCTTGAAAACCGGAGATTATGCGCTGGCTGGCGATGATGCGTTCGCCATCGAACGCAAGTCGAAGGACGATTTTTTAGGGACGGTTTCGACCGGTTGGGGGCGGTTCTGCCGGGAACTGAACCGGATGGAGGCGGCCGGCTTCCCGGCAAAGCCGGTGATTGTTGAGTGTGATTTTTCGGCGTTCTGCTTTTCGGAGCGCAACGGGGAAATCATTCCGCCGGATCATGAACACTACAAACTGACCCCGCAATTCGTCATGAAGCGGATCGGGCAGCTTACCGCGCGCGGAGCGGCGGTTATTTTCGCCGGGAATCCGGAATTTGCATCAGCGCTGGCGCTGGCAATCCTGAAAGAACGGCATGAGGCATTGAATCAATGAAAACGATTGAAGCGAAAATTATACAAATTCTTTGGCCGCGGCTCGGCGTGGATAATCCGCGCTCTTGGTATCGCCTGGAATGCCAGACCGAAACCGGCACGATGATTTGCACCGGTACAATCAAATGGCGGCCGACCGAAAACGAGCTGTTGAAGCTGACCGGAGATTTTGAAGTCTGGAAGGGGCAGCAGTGTTTCAAGTTCGCGGAGGCGCGGCCGAACGTACCGGAGAACCCGCGCGCGCAGCTCTCGTATGTCGTTGAACGCACCCGGGGCATGGGTCCGGCGACCGAGGCGGCAATATGGGACAGTCTCGGCGACGGCTGGCGCAAACTGTCCCCGAAAGAGGCGGAGGCGCTGAAAATCCGGCCGGACGTATACGAGATTTTCAAGCAGCAACTTGATTCGCTGGTCCGCGACAAGGAGAAATGCGACGCAATTTCGTACCTGATCGGCCGCGGCTGCTCAAATGCACTGGCGTGCGCGGCGTGGGAGGCGTGGGAAACGGACGCGGTCGGGATCGTCAATTCCGACTGTTACCGGCTGGCCGACTTGTCCGGGTTCGGCTTTGCTGATGTGGACGGCAAAGTTCGGCTGTCTTACGACATCGGGGACGAAGACCCGCGCCGGATCAAAGCGGCGATCATCTACGCCATGCGGCAACTTACCGGCTCCGGTTCAACGGTGATTTCCTGGGTGGAACTGGTGCAGAAACTCGGAGAGCTGAAAATCAACCTGCAGCTTGCACAAGCGGCGGTTGGCAACATGTTCGACGATTTTACGTTGCGCGGGTTCGCCGGCGAAGAGATGGTTGCGCTCGGCTTCCATTACAACGCCGAAACCGAAATACTGAACTATTTAGGGGGGAAGCATGAGTAAATGTGGAAAACTGTGTGAAGTGTACAGCCGGGTTTGCGGCTATTTCCGGCCGGTTGCGAACTGGAACAAGGGCAAACAGGAGGAATTCAAGGAGCGCCGGCCGTTCGATGTACCGGGAAAAACGGCGACTGAGAAGCCCGGAAAGGATGCTGAAAAATGAGTTTTCAGCTCGATCAATCGCAATTGGCCGCGGTCCGGTTCGCCGCCGGGAACCGGTTTTCGATCATCAACGGCGGGGCCGGATGCGGCAAGACGACGATCATCAAGGAGATCGTCAAAACGCTGCGGAGCAACGGCAAGGCTGTCGGGCTTTGCGCGCCGACCGGCAAGGCGGCCGCCCGGCTGAAAGAGGCGACCGGCACGCCGACCGCAACCGTTCATTCCCTGCTCGGTTACGATGGGGCGATGTACAACGAGCCGCCGTTTCCGGGCAAAACAATCATCATCGACGAATCGAGCATGATGGATTCATGCTTGTTGGCGGAGGTGGTCAAGCGGGAACCGGAACGGCTGATTCTGGTGGGGGATCAGGCGCAGTTGACGCCGGTTGGAGCGGGGCAGCCGTTTCACGACATCATCGACTTTTTTCCGGAACACGTCCGGACGCTGACCACCTGTTACCGCAACACGGAAGCCGTATTCAAGGCCGCGTCCGCCATCCGGCGCGGCGAAATGCCGCTGCTGCACGACAAATCAGACAATGAGGTTTGGGACGTGTACGACAGCGGAGAAGCGGAAATTACGCAGCAGGTAATCCTTGAGTGGGTAAAAAAAGGCGTTTTCAATTTTGAAACTGATATCATTCTGGCACCGAAAAACGGAGAGCGCAACAAGGAAACCGGCCTGTTTCCGGCCTGTACCGTCAACCGCCTGAACGAAGAAATTATCAAGATCGTGAATCCGCGCTCCTCTGCCGAGGCACGGAAATTTCTGCCTGGCGACCGGGTAATCAACACGAAAAACAATCCGGACAAGGATATCTGGAACGGCACGACCGGCACCGTTCACGCTATCGACGAAGACGGCAAATTGTGGTTAAGGCTGGATATCCCGATTACCGACCCGAACCGGCCCGAAGAGGTGAAAGACCTGGTATTGCTGAATAGGGACGAACAATCGCACCTGTCGCACGCTTACGCGCTGACGGTCCACAAATCGCAGGGCAGCCAATACCGGCAGGTCTGTTTCGTCTGCCTGATGCGCGACCGGTTTATCCTGAACCGTTCGCTTGCCTATACCGCCGTCACGCGCACGAAACAGCGCTGCATCGTTGCCGGGCAGGTATTTGCACTGGCGCAGTCGATGCAGCGGGAGAAGTCAAAGCAGACGGTAATTCAAATTCTGGCCGGAAAGAGAGGATAAAATGAATGGAGAGAATCAGAGTTCGGCTTGGAAGAGAGCTTTTCAGGGTTATGCGCGGTTACTGTACGTACTGCGAAACGGCACTTTCGACGACGTTCCGGCGGTTGATCGAGGAAAACCGCGCGCAGATCGACGGCGGAAAAAGCGCCGTGGAATTTCTGGACGCCAACAGAGTTTCCACAACCGGCGGCGGAAGTCCGGAAATTGCCGTTCCCGGCATGACGGCACGGGCGTATGAAACACCGGACTATCTGCGCGCGGTTGTACACGCCAACCGGAACCGCCTCCGGATCACACCGGAGCAGCGCCGCGCGAAGCTGGACCGGGATATCGCCAGACTAGACCGGCAAATCGCGCAGGAATTCGCAGAACTTCAAAAACAACCATATATCATTGAGGGAGAATAGACCATGAAAAATTGTTTCAAGCTGATCGACGAAACCGCCAAGCAATTGCCGATGAACACCGCCGCCGCCGCGGTTTTCAACCGTGTTGTACTGCTGGATGCACTGAAACGAGTTGCGCCGGCAACCTGCCGGAAAAGCAGCGTTTTGCCGATTCTGCAAAACGTCCTGTTCAACGTGCAGAAGGACGGCAGCGCAATAATTACCGCGACGAATCTTGAATTGTCGGTTTCGGTGACGCTGGCGACCGAGGCCCGCCGGAACGTAATTTTTACAGTACCGTTTGCGCCGTTGCTGAAAGCGGTTCGTCTGATGCGTTGCGACCGAATCGGATTTTTACCGGGCGAAAACACGGTTGTTTTTGAATCCGGCTCCGTGTCAGTAACGGCGCATACCTGCCCGGCGGCCGATTATCCGCAGATGGAAAGCGTACTGAAAATGTCCATCCGCAACACGATCAGCGACAGCGTGCAGTTTTTCGACGACCTGGCACGGGCGCAGAAGTGTACATCGCAGGATGATTCGCGCCGGGCGTTGACCGGCGTATATCTGAAAAAGGAGTATGGGCGGGCGGTTGTTACCGGAACGGACGGCAAGCGACTGCTGATTATCGAAAGCACGGAAATGGCCGGCGACGATGTGAATCCGGCAATCCTGCCGGGGAAATTCATTCCCGCACTGAAAACCGCGTTTGCGGGGAAGGGAGGTGCATTGACGGTGGATTTTTACGAATCGCATATCGTGATGGAAAGCTCGAATATCCGGGTTGCACTGAAAAAGATCGAAGGGAGTTACCCGAATGCCAAACAGGTTATTCCGGTCATTCTGCCCGAGAAACTGCACATTTCCGCGTTTGTGCTGGAATGGCTGATCAATTGCGCGGAGTTGGTCAGGGATGAAAACAATTATCTGGAAATGTACCTGAAACCCGGCCGGCTCGAACTCAAAACGGAAAGTTGCAGTGTGGATGCAATCGGGGCCGCATTCTGCAACCTTGAATCGAATGACTACGCCGGGGACCGGGAATTTCATTTCACGTTCAATCCCGATTTTTTGCGAATGGCGACGCTGGCCGGCGACGACCTTACTATCAGTTTTCAGGACCCGCTTTCTCCTGTCATGTTCAGCAGCCCCGGCCGTTGCTATGTCCTGATGCCGATCCGCAAGAAGTGAAAACAGTATGAAACATATCGTTTGTTATTCTGGCGGTATTGAGTCCGCGTTGGCAGCTATTGAGGTAGTCCGAAAGTACGGCCGCAAAAACGTCATACTGGTGAATCATAACATTTGTACCGAGGCCGAGGACCCCGATATCAAAGACTACAAATATAACATCGCCGACTATCTCGGTCTTAACATCGAATTCGTGACGGCGCAGGAGACGTTCCCGCATTTAGACCCGATCAAAACTTGTATAGAAATTCGAGCGTTCAAGGTGGGAAAGGGGCGTGAGCTGTGTACTGCCAAACTCAAAACGGAGCCTTTCATGCGCTGGCTCTCTACCCATTACCGCCCGGACGAGTGTGTCATCTATTACGGGTTCACCAGTTTTGAAAACAACCGTTGTGCCCGACGAATCGAGGCGATGTGTAAGGCGGGCTGGAGACTGGATTTTCCGCTGCTATGGTGGGATCGAACGATTTACGATACTGCCGAAATCGGTATTCCGCGTCCTGAACATTATCAGATATGGCAGCACGGAAACTGTATTGGCTGTTTGAAAGCAGGATGGCTGCATTGGTACTGCGTGTACGTCCACCGCCGCGACCGCTGGGAGCTGGCGAAGAAAGCTGAAAAGGAAATCGGTTATACGATCAACCGACGCAACAATCTCCCCTGTCTTCTGATCGAACGCGAAGAGGAATTTGAAGTGTTACGCCGCGCCGGGCTTCCGGCAACTGAATGGATACCGAGCGGCAAATTTTGGAGCATGGCGCGCAATCTGCTGAAGAACAATCAACCGGAATTTAACTTTAAAGAGGATTTGAGATGAGCGAAGGGTGGATTGGGGTTGACCTTGACGGAACGTTGGCAGAGTATGATGGTTGGAAAGGTGTAGAACACATTGGAAAACCTATTCCAAGTATGGTGGAACGGGTGAAAGCATGGATTATCGAAGGGAAAGACGTTCGCATCTTCACCGCCCGCGTATGCATGTCTCAGTCAAAAAAAGATTTTACCACAGCATATGAAGCTATAGCGGCATGGTGTCGCAAATACATTGGCAAGGAACTTAAAATCACCGCAGAAAAGGATTGGAAAATGATAAAGTTGTGGGATGACAGGTGCGTAAGTGTCATCCCAAATACCGGAGAGATCATCCCTTTGGATTCTAATGAACGTGTAAAGGAGCTGGAAGCCGAGCGCGACCGGCTCCGGAAGGCACTGAAAGAAGTTCTGAACTGTGAAGTTGTAACGGACACTGGAGATTATTCTAAAGGCGGTACTGGATTCGATTGTAATGAAGTAAAAGAAATTATACGCGGGGCGCTGGCGGAATGAGGTCGAAGCGAGCAAAGGAGTGGCGGATGAACCGGAATGCGGGGAATGGGGAGTTTGAAACTATGGTTGGAGATATAGAATGAATGAAACGACATGGGGGAAAGTGCATCGATTACAGTGTGACTTGGATTATCTTTTGCAGGAGCGTGATAGTAAGCCGGAACAAGTAAATGCGAAACACGCATGGGATATGATCCTGCGGTACAGCATACGGGAATTGCAGGACATCAAAGAATTGGTCACGCAAAATACCGAGCAGATGGATCGGCTTTATAATGCGATGAGAAACGTTCTTCAGGTACTTGATGAAGCAGCTCAACAGGAACCGCAGGTTATTGATTTCCCCGGATTGACAAAACAAATACGCGAGGCGTTGAAATGAGAGAAGAAATGAAACCATGCCGTCGTTGCGGTCTAGATGTATCCTCGGATGGTATTGAAGTTACGCAAACTGCTACTGGTACATACACTGCAAGATTCGAGTGTCCGGACTGTGGAGAAGTGGCGGAAACGTGTATGCGACATTCTTCCGAAGATTTCGCAATCGCTGATGTGATTGATGATTGGAACCGGCGTTGGATTGATCCTGCTCTAACCGCTCGAATCGCGGAGCTGGAAGCCGAGCGCGACCGGCTGCGGGAGGCGCTGCAGGAAATCATTAGTTGCCAACCGGAGATGTGCCTTGCCCGGTATTGTTGTCGTAAGTGTGAAAGTATGGCAGGAATTGCGCGTAAGGCGCTGAAAGGAGCGGGAGAATGAAATGTCCGAAGTGTGGGTCCGAGCATATTTCTCAGGAACGTCGAATCGATGGTGATGCCATTTGCATGGACTGCCACCATCGCGGAAAGCCGGAGGAGTTCCGCCAGAAAACCAACTTTGAAAAGATGACCGCCAGCCCGGAAGCGCTGGCGGAAGAAATGGTGTTTGAAGCCATAAAGGGAATATGGCGATACAGGATCGGCGAGAAAATATCGATGCAGGCTTTTCGCAGCAGATGGGAAGCGGAACGAGACGCGGTCGAATATCTCAAGCAGGAGGTGGAAAATGAGCAGCATTCTTGACCGTTGCGCGGAAGTAGAGGCGGAGCGCCGGAAATGTTGCGGAAAGGAACGAGAAACGATGGAAAATGAAAAAGGAGAGGTTTTTTCTGGAAGGTATTGTGGGAATAACAATGAACAATGCAGCTATCTGCTTGGTGATGCTACTGGATTTATACGTTCAAGATGCACCAAATATAAGAAAATCGTAAGACCATATAAATCTTCATATTGTATAAAGTGCAAGGAATGTAAGGCGCTAAGGCGAGCGGAAGAACAGGGAAAATACGATGAAATTTTATGATTACTCACAAATCAAGGCTGCTGCCGATTGTGTAGCCGTGGCGCGTGACTTCCTGGGGCTGCAACTGTCCCCGGAGGGGCGTTGCGCGGCGACGTGGCGCGGCGGCGCTAATCCCGAATCGGTTTCGATTAACCGCGACGGCTGGCACGATTTCGGGACGGAGGAATCCGGCAGCGTTATCGACCTGGTTGCGCGTGTCCGCTGTTCCGGGAATCTCGCGGAGGCACAAGAGCTTTTAGGGAACTATTTACACCTGTCTCCAACAATGGCGACGAAGGCCGGCTGCATCGAATCCGGAGAGAGGTACGATAAGTTAATTGCAGCAGGATATCACGAGGTCAAACGGTACAACTATACCGACGCCGCCGGCGTGCTGGTGAATCAGGTCGTCCGGCTGGAACATCCAACGCAAAAAAAGGAGTTTCTGCAATGCACACCGCGCGGGTGGGGATTGCGTGACGTTATCCCGCCGCTGTACAATCTGCCGATGCTGCGCTCCTCCTCCTGGGCGTTGCTGGTCGAGGGCGAAAAGGACGCGGACAATCTGATCGCGTTCAATTTGCCCGCCACCACCGTCTGCGGAGGCGCTAAAAAATGGCGGGACGAATACACGCAGGAGTTCGACGACAAGGATGTGGCAATCCTGCCCGACAATGACGACGCAGGCCGCGCCCATGCCCGTTTGATTGCTCATAAATTAGTCGCGCGCGCGCGTGTGAAGTCGGTTCGGATCGTGCCGACCAGCAGCGCCCCGAAAGGCGACGTTTCCGACTTCTTCGCTGAGGGGCGTACCTGGGATGATGTCGCCGCCCTGATTGCCGCCGCGCCCGCCTTAACCGCCGCAGAGCTGGCCGACGCGGTCGATGACTACAATATCGAGGAAGCGAAAGCGGCGAATTCTGTTCCGTTCCGCAACTTCACGCCGACCGTTCAGGAGCAGCCCGGAGGCCGAAAAAAGACAATCAAATCGCCGCGGCAGATCAATAAACTGATCGACGACGTGAACCGGCGGTTTCTCGGCTTCCCGCGTAAAGTCGGCGAAAAATTGTTCGACCATGACCGCGATACCCGGCGGATTGTCTATGTCGAGCGCCAGACGGCATTTTTTGCATGGATTCAGCGCAAATCCGGCCAGTTGATCGAATGGTCAAGAGAGGAAGGATGCGTGACCAAAGAAGAGCTTTTCGAGGGTGTATTTGCTGCCGCACGCCGCTATGAAGCAATCAGTCATGTTCCGGACTGGCCGCGCCGGGATGATGTGTACTATGCTTATTCTGAACTGCCGAAGCCGGACCCGGAACACAAATATTTTGAAAAGCTGGTCAGCTTCTTTGAGCCGGTAAACGATTGCTACCGGGTATTGCTGAAAGCGATGATTACCGCGCCTTTGTTTTACATTCGCGGCGTGCCGCGGCCGGTATGGATCGTCGATTCTGTGGACGGAGCCGGAAGCGGCAAAACAAAACTGGTCGAGGCTATCGCGGAACTGTACGGAGCCGCGCCGATATCGACCAACGAGAACGAAATCAAAAAGCAGTATACAGACCTTGTAAAACGGGTGGTTTCGAGCGCCGGCCGGCAATCGCGCATTCTGCTGCTGGATAACGTGACCGGTTCGTTCACCTGTCCCGAGCTGGCGGACATGGCGACCAAAACCGATATTTCCGGCCGGCCGGCCTACGGCAGCGGGGAGGAAGTCAGACCGAATAACCTGGTCTATGTCATTACCGCGAATTCCGCGAACGTGGACAATGATATCGCAAGCCGGGCATACTATGTGTACGTCAGGCGGCCTGCCTATTCCGTGAACTGGTTGCGTGATTTATTCGACTACATCCGCGAATACCGCTTGAATATTCTGGTCGATTTGATCGATATTCTTGAACACCACAGGCCGTTCGGCCTGCCGCCCGTGACCCGGTGCCCGGAGTTCGAGACGATGATTTTACAGACGCATTGCCGTGACACCGACGAATACAGCAACGTCATAAAGCTGATCACGCAGGACAAAGCCGAAACCAACGTTGAGGAAGAGCGCGCGAAACAAGTGGAAGAGGTATTGCGCTATCATCTGATCGAGGTTCAGAGCGTGCCGCGGATTAATCCTGACACTGACCGCGTTTTCATTCGCTCCGAGGTGCTGGAAGCATGGTTGAAGCGGGAGAACGCTTTCAAGGATGACCGCAATATCGTGCAGACTGTCCGGAATCTGGCGAACGTCGGCTTGCTGCAGACGATTGATAAAAAGGTCAGGCGCTACCCGTGGAGAGGTAATCCGCGCTCCGGCGTACTTTGGAATCCGCCATGTAGCGGAAACGAAGAAATTATCACTATCGGCAGAATCGGCAGCGGAAAAATAGGTGTTGTAATCGAGATATAAGCAAAAATGTTTTCAAATGCCGTGTTGCAGGTTGCAGCAGTTGAAGCAAACAATAAGGAAAAGTTTTCGGAAATGATATGTAGCAAGTTGTAGCAATTGAAGCGCTACCAGCGGCGACAAGGGTGCTTCAACGCAAGCACCAAGGCAAAAAGATCGATTTTAAGTTCAGCTTCAAACTGCAACATATCTTTTTCTATATAGAGATGTATTACGTACTTATTACGTATCTATGAAAAGCCACATTAATACGCACATAGCTATGAAGTCTATGTTGCACACGAGGCCGGGGAAAATGATAAAGCAAAAATTGCAAGCAATTGTCGGGGCCGAGCGGCGGAACGTTCCGCAATGCAATTGGCCGAATTACGATATTGAAACCGCCGACTATATCGACGCGATTGTCGAGGAACCGGAACAGTTCGAGGTTTTGACCGCGAAACTGTGGCAGCGGATTCAACGGTACAAGACCGCCGACCTGTCGCACATTCCGCCGGCGCTGCTGCGGTATGAGGGCGAAACAATGCAGGAATATTTGAACCGCTGCTATGATGTGGCGGGCTATGTGGGAGGGCTGTAACATGCCGGGAACGCAACAAGGAACACATCCGGCCGGCCGGGTGATTACGTTCGATGAGGGGCCGCACACATATATTGACGACCGCGGCGATTCGTACACCAGCTTTACACGGCTGATTCATAACTATTTTCCGCAGTTCGAGGCCGAAAAAGTAGCGTCCAGAATTGCCAAGAAGCGCGGCAAGACTGTTCCGGAGCTGTTGCAGGAATGGGCCGATGCCGGAGAAGATGCGAGCGATTACGGGACCCGCACGCATGAGAACTGCGAATATCGCATGAAGGGAATGCCGGAGCCGAACACAGCCAGAGACGAACGGGAGCGCGCCACCTTCGCCAATGCCGTTGCTGTGGTAGATTATCTGAAGTCGAAATACCAGTTCATCGCCGCAGAGAAGATTCTGTTTTCGCCGCGCTGTCTGGTCGCCGGAACGGTCGATTTGCTGATGGCGGATTGTAATGTGTTGTGGATTCTCGATTACAAGACCAACAAGGCAATCAAGCGTACCGGGTACGGCATGGGACTGGGGCCGCTGGCGCATCTGGTCAATTGCAATTTTGAGCATTATGCGATGCAATTGTCATTGGCTGAAGTTGTCGCCAAACTGGAGGGATATATCCCGCGTGATACGATATGCCGCCGGGCGCTGATTCATTTTCCGCCGATGGCTGCGCCGGAATTCATCGAGACGCCGAACCGGTCCGGCGAGTGTTACGAAATGCTGATTGATTACGTTTCAAACTATAACCGCGTACCGTTTTAGGAGGACCGAATGAGTTGCAATAAAATCTATGACCGGCGGCACACTGAATGCGCTGGCTGCCCGGATACATCTGAATGTCAATTGCATAACGTTTGTACATGCTATGGGGGGTACAGCAATGCCGCGGATGCGTGCAAAGCCTGCGCGAATCGTGAATATTGCCAAGCTGCCAAAGATGAAAAATTTCATGCCAAGCGACATGGAGAACCGTCTATCAGTCTGATTGATGTGGAATATTCGTCACAAGAAGCAAGTCCGCAGGAAGTAAGCCGGGAAAGTGAAGTATTGAATCGGCTGTTTGAATGTTGTAATCACAATCCGTTGACCATAGCAATAGCAATAGCGCGTCACGGTGGTATGAGTTATGCCGAAATTGCGCGCGCGCTCGGGACATCGAAACAACGTGTTTATTGGAGGATTACGAAAGTCAGAAATTCGGCGTTGGTGGCTTATTTGTGCGGCCAGCGTTCCAGCAAGCACCGCAATAGTGCAATCAAGGTCAGTACGATAGAAGATCAGGAAAGAACCGGCAAAAAGGTACTTCCTGGAGATAAATAAAAAAAAGTGGGCTAGGGCGGTTCGCTATTTCTCTATTTTTCAACATCAAAAAATTTTGGGTCAAAGCAATATGGCATTATTTGAAATACAGCCGCGGCGGACACTGAACGGAACCGGCGGCGTTGCGGTAGCGGAAAATGAGACGGTCCGGGTTTGCGGTCCGCTGTTGAAATTAAAAAACGCAATTGGAACGCTTGAACGCGGGAAAAATATTCATTTTGTGACGGCGGGTAGTTGGGCGCTGCATGACTTGGTGAAATACCTGTTGACGCAGACGGGACCGGCTGATTTGTTGGCATTCACTTGGAGCCTGACAATTCCGGCAGCGGTAACATTAATACGGCAGCAGGAAGCCGGAAATTTGCGGAATATGTCGTTTATCGTCGATGCAAAAATGAGCAAATGGTCTGCGGCCGCGCTGTCGATTCTGACGAAACATTGTGACAGGATTGTCCGTACTGCGAATCATGCGAAAGGCTTTTTATTGAGCAATGCGGAATGGCGCGTATCGGTAATCAGTTCTGCGAATTTCAGCAATAACCCGCGTATTGAGGGCGGATGTATCAGCACAAATCCGGTTGTTTTCGATATGCACCGGGAATGGATCGAACAGCTTTTGCACGACGGGGACCCGTTCCGGGCGGAGACAGAGCCGCTGCCGGTTCAAGCGGCTGCAGGACCAGACAAGACTTTGTTTTTGATTCGCGGTTTGCCGGGTTCGGGAAAATCGACACTGGCGCACATGCTGACGGATACGGTTTTTGAGAATGACGATTTTTTCACTGTGGGCGGAAATTATCTGTTTTCAGCGCGGGAACTGCCGCGGGCGGCGGCGACCTGTTACAACAATGTCCGTGATGCAATGGAAGAAGGGCGGCCGCGCATCGCGGTTGCAAATGTGTTTGCGGAGGCGGCGGGAATGGACCGTTATATTCAGTTGGCCGGCGCAATGGGTTATGCGGTCGTGTCTCTGATTGTGGAAAATCGCAGCGCGCGCGAAAATATCCACAGTGTGACGCCGGCGGCCATAGATGGAATGAAGCGGCGTTTTGAGGTAAAACTATGCTGACGGAAAAGAACTTGCAAGATATTGAGGAATGCGGAGCGCGCCAGTTTACCGAGGAAGAGACTTGTATCATTGCAGACGTATCGGAAAAGGAATACGAGTGTAATCCGGAGGCGCGGCGGCGTTATCGGCGGGGGATGCTGAAAGCGCAATTTGAGGTGCGCGAAACAGTGCGGAAGATGGCCGCGGAAGGTGTGCCGCAGATGGTGAAAATCTTTCAAAGCTACATTGACCGAATCGAATTTCCGGAGGAATAAAGATGGCATTGACCCGAGTAAAACGCAGCGGCGAACCGCGCCGGAAAGCGTCTTTGCCTCCGCCGGTCAAAGCGTCGGTCAAAGCGATGACGAAAAAAGAGTTTGCCGATTGGACCGGCAAGAGCCTGCCGGCGGTCCGGAAGTTATGCGACAAAGGCCGGTTCTTTTTGGACGGATTCGGAGAATTTGAAGCGGTCAAGACCGGCACATCAAAAACCGCGCCGCTGGAAATCCGACCGGTTGAAGCTGCCCCGGTTGAACAGCATACGCGCCGGGGAACGGAGAATCTGTCATTTGCGGAACTGAAAGCGCGGAAGCTCGAAGCGGAAATCCGGCACTTGGAGCAACGCACGCTTGACCGTCAGGAAACCATAGAGCGCAATTTTGAAGCGGAAATCATTGAAAAGCTGATTGATGCGCTGCAACCATTGAAGGATGCTTTTGTAAAATGCAAATTAACTCCGGAACAGACCAGTTTAATCACCGGCGCGCTGAACGAATCATTGCAGCAGTTAGAAAGATCGTTGATACAATAACGCCGATTGCATACATGCGCCCGGTCGAATACTGCGAAGCCGTGGTCAATTTGAGTGCAGACAAGACGGCTGCGGCCTCCGGGTTGATTCGCATTCGGGACGTAACTCCGTATCTGGTGGACCCGATCAACTATTTTGAGCATCACGGAAAATGCAAAGAGACGTGCCAAGCGGTCGAACAGACCGCCAAATCGACCGGCTGGAAGATGGGCGCGATGTGGCGCTTGCGCCATATGCCGTCACCGGCTGCAATTCTGTATCAGAACGAGGATGTAGGGAAAAAGATTGTCCGCGACAGCTTTTTGCCGATGCTTCGATGTGAACCGGATTATCGGCGCGCTGTTCCGGAACGTGCCAACGAGAACCCGAAATTTCTTGATTTGCCGGATGCACCGGTCTACCTGATGAGTGCGGAACAGGCGATTATTTCTATCCCGCTCGGGCTGATTGTCGGGGACGAAATCAATAAATGGCGGCAGGAAAAAGCGAACCGCAACAAGAAGAAAATCACGTCGGATGAAGATTACCAAGTCTCGAAGCTGAAAGACATGGACAAACGGACCCGGACGTTTTACGACAGCTTGCGGGTTTTGGTCTGTTCGCCGGAGGGAAAAAACGCGCCGATTACAACCGAGTTTAAACAATCGAGCATGGGTTACTTTCATTGCCGTTGTGTGGAATGCGGAGAACTGGCGTTCAATTCCACAATGCCGGAGGATTATTTTTCCTACGAGGCGACAGACGGAACGGTGAACCGCGCGACGATTCGCTTAACCTGCCCGAAATGCGGCCATGTTCATACCGAAGCCGACAAAATTATGATCACTCGCGGCGGCGCATATGTTCACGAGCATCCGGAGCGGTTCGATTATCACGCCGGTTTCTGTTGGGGAGCGCTGGCGGCGCAGTTTCCCGGCGTTGACTGGCTGGAAATCTGTCAGGCAATCGAGAATGCGAAGAACTCGAACAGCTACGAAACACAGGCATATTTATGCAACTCCATCAAGGGAGTTGAGTTTGTGCCGACTGTCGTAACCGGAGAAAAAATCAGTGTTGTACGCAGCCACTTTATACCGGAGTTGCCACCGGATGTGTTTTTCTCGGCGGTTTATATGGGGGTGGACACGCAGGAAGTCGGTTATTGGTGGCAGGTATGGGGCATTGATCTGGCCGGTAACTGGTATACGCTGGATTATGGTTTTGCGTGGGACGATCAAGCGGTAATCGATGCTTGGAATCGGGAATATTGCGGCATTCGCCCGATGGCCGGAATCATCGATGAAGGCGGCCACCGAAAACCGGATGTAGATAATCTGCTGGCGTTGCTCGGCAGCGGCTTTTTCAAGTATAAGGGGGAAGGCGGAAATCGCAAGGAAAATTACCGGATATCGGAACAGGATGAATTTTTGATTCTGGCGATGGCGAAACGTTATCAGGCGCGTTTGCTGTATCTGATTTACAGCCAGCATCGGAAAAATAATCATTACTGGTTCATCGTGTGTCCGATCAAGAAGACATTCACACAGCAGATGGCAAGCGTGCAAGCGCCGGCCGGAGACCCGGAAGCGGATTTTGAGGAATGGACCCCATACGATCGGCAGCATGATTTATTTGATGCAGGAAAAATGATTCTGCTTATTCATGATTTTGCGTGTAATGAATTCCCATCGTCATTTTGGCGACGGCCGGCCGGTTATTCGGAACCGCAACCGGCGGCGGTTCTGGTCTGATTTTGACGTTTCGCCCCTTTCTGAAAAGGGGGGATTTTCATGTTTGCGGAAGACGTGTTGCATGATATTGAACAAATGATTTGCGGCCGGGCGACCGATGCAGTCAAGAAACGTACCGTTGACGGGGTTTCGCTGGAATATTACAGCATCGAAGAACTGTTGATTCTGCGCGACAAGTTCAAATATCTGGCGGCGGCTGAATCCGGCGAAGCGCCGCAGCTCCCCGGACAAGTCTTTTTGGAATTCCGGGGGTAATATGTTGAATTGGATTCGTGATTATTTCAAACGGACGGAACCGGCGGAGCCGGCGGAACGTTCCTTTATCGGTGCGGAGGTGAACCGCTTCAATCAAGATTTTCTGATGGAAGCGATCCGGACCAATGAGGATATTCGGCGCAATTTGCCGAATTTGCGTAACCGCAGCCGGGAGCTGTCGAAAAACAATGGCGACTACCGCAAGTACCTGCGGATGTGCGAACGCAATATCGTCGGGCCGAACGGGATTTTGCTGCAAACGATTGTCCGTCTGAAAAACGGCAAGCTCGACAAGATGGCGAACCAATGGATTGTAAAACGTTGGGCCGACTTCTGTATGAAAGGAAACTGTACCGCAAACCGCCGGCAGGGAATGCGGCGGCTGATGAAAAATATTGTCCGTTGCTGGCGGATTGATGGAGAGGTGTTTTTGCGGCGGCTACCGAACTTCAACAACCGCCATCGTTACGCATTCCAGTTGCTCGACCCGGCAGCCTGTCCGGTTACGCTGAATCAGGTATTGCCGAACGGGAACCGAATTGTTATGGGCGTGGAGCTGGACCCGTGGGATGCGCCTGTCGCCTACTATTTCTACTCCCGCAGCAATGTCGATTCGTCGATGGGGCAGTATTACGATCCGATTTATGCACCGACACAGCGGATCGACGGGGAAGCGTATGTCCGGCTGCCGGTGGAGGAGATCAACCACTTTTATGATGATGAGCTTGTCGGGCAGGTTCGCGGCTTCCCGTTCGGCCAAGCGGCGATGCAGGAAATTTATCTACTGAACAGCTATGTCTATGCCGAACTTGTCGCTGCGGATGCGGCCAGTAAAAAGCTCGGCAAAATCGTCAATAAAAAACTGCCGTCGCAGTACGGCGGCCGGAATGCGGATGGCACGCAGAAAGAAGCGCCGATTCAGCGCGTGAAGACCGAAGCCGGCAGTTTTGATTTGCTGACGGGTGATTGGGATATTCTGACTTACGACCCGCAGCACCCGGCTGCGAATTTCCCGCCCTTCATCAAGGCGATGAATCGCAAAGTTGCGAACGGTCTTGACGTTGCTTACAACGGTTTTGCAAACGACCTGGAAAGTGTGAATTTTTCGTCGATGCGCGGCGGCGTACTGGATGAGCGTGATGCGTGGATGGACCAGCAGCAAACAATCATCGAAGATATTTTGGATGTAGAATTTCCGCTTTGGCTGCAGGTTCAATTACTGCTGCCGGATTCGCCCTATGAGCCGTTTGCATTTGAGCGGTTGAACGCGGCGCAATGGCTGCCGCGGCGCTGGTCCTGGGTAGACCCGGAACGTGACGCGCAAAGCAAGTTGTCACAGGTTGCGTTAGGAGCGACGACCCCGCAGGATATTGCCGCCGAACTCGGAAACAATTTTGACGATAATATCGAGCAGATCAAAGAGGCGGTTTCCGCCCTCGGCCCGATACGGGAATATCTGTCAATCATCAAAGACCTGAAAGGCGTGTTCGATAAATCGCAGGACCTGAAACCGGACAATGTCATTCCCCCGAAAAACGATGAAAACGACGACGCGGAACAGAAATGATTTTTGACGTTTTTCCCGAAACCATAAAGAGGTGTTTATGATGAAACTGAAAATCAAATCGGAGTTTCGTTCATTCGAGATATCCGCGGTAGACCCGGAGAAGCGGACCGCAACATTTGCCGCGTCCAGTGAATTTCCGGTTGAGCGATACGATTACGCCCGGAATGAAACGTACCTTGAAATCTTGTCGCATGATCCGGGTGATGTGGATTTGTCGCGCATGATCGGCGCGCCGGTTCTGGACGGACACGGTGGGGACGTGATCGGCGTGGTGGAGAATGCCGAATTGATCGATAAGCGCATGGTGGTCAGCGTCCGTTATTCCGATGCGACGGAGCGCGCCCGCGAAATATTCAAAGATATCTGCGACGGCATTCGGCGCAATGTGTCAATCGGATACATCAAAACTGCGGTTCGATCCTGCACGAAAGACCAGCAGAACCGGCGGACGGTCCGGTTTGCGTGGCAGCCTTACGAAGTGAGCAACGTATCTATTCCGGCGGACCCGACTGTCGGAATCGGCCGCGATGCGGAACAGCCGGTTTTCCGTGAATTGGAATTGCCGGAACCGGAACGGAAAAACAAACAGAACCTTATCATTTTAACCTGACAGGAGATAACAGAATGAAGCTTACCAAAGAAGTGCGTGACATGCTGATCGCGGCCGGCATGGACAAGAACGCCAGCGACGAAGAGGCGCGCCAGTTCGCCGCGGACAATGGCATCAAGATTGTCGATTGCCGCGGCACGCAGGAAACTGACATGACGCGGGCAATTGACCTGCTGGCGCTCGGCCGGCAGCGCGGCATGTTCGACGAAGTTTCCAAGATGCTGCGCGACGGCAAGAGCAACGAGGAAATCTATACAGCGTTGCTCGAACGCTCCGGAGCGAAGCCGGCCGGAACCGCCGAAATCGGCCTGACCGACAAGGACAAGCGGCAGTATTCGATTTGCCGGGCGATTCACGCAGCCGCGTCGCAGAACTGGGATCTTGCGCCGTTCGAGCGGGAGGTGTCGGAGGCCGCCGCCAAGCACATGAAAATGGAATCGCGCGGCTTTTTCGTGCCGATGGACATTCTTTCGCACAACAGCGGCGCGCGTATCGAACATGTCATGGATGTTCGTGCCAGTGATTTGACCGCGGGGACCGCGGCAAACGGCGGGAACACGGTTGCGACCGAGCTGCTGATGGGCGACTTTATCGACATGCTGCGAAAGCGCCTGGTGCTGTCCCGCCTGGGAGTGCGCTACCTTACCGGCTTGCGCGGCAGTATCGCCATTCCGAAGCAGACTGCCGGGGCCGCCAGCTATTTTGTTGCGGAAGACGGCAACATCACCGGCAGCGGCCAGAAGTTCGCGCAGATTGCTATGTCTCCGAAAACGGTTGGCGCGATGACCAGCTTTTCGCGGCTGCTGACGATTCAGTCCAGTTTGGCGGTCGAACAGTTCGTTCGCGCTGATTTGGCTATGGCGCTGGCGGAAGGGATCGAAACCGCGGCGTTGAACGGCACCGGAACCGACAATCAGCCGCTCGGCCTGTTGAAGCGGACCGGAACAAACGTGGTTGCAATCGGCACCAATGGCGGCGCGCTGACATGGAAAGACGTGGTTGCGATGGAAACCGAGGTTGCCGACGACAATGTCTTCGACGATGGGACGATGGCTTATCTGTTCAATGCCCGTACCCGCGGCGCATTGAAAACGACCGAGAAATTTGCCAACACCGGCAAGGAGATTTACCAGCCGGGGATGAATCGCGGCGAAGGGGAGGTCAACGGCTATCTTGCCGCCGTGTCGAATATTCTGCCGAAAAACGGCACGAAGGGAACCGGAACCGGACTTTCGACCGGCGTGTTCGGCCGCTGGTCCGACCAGATCATCGGTCTTTGGGGCGTGCTTGACCTGCTGGTCGATCCGTACAGCAGCGCGCAGAATGGCGGCGCGCGCGTGGTGGCGCTGCAGAGCTTCGACACGACGGTTCGTTACGAGGAATCGTTCTGTCTCTGCTCGGATATCGTCACGGCGTAACGAGGAATCTTTCCGAAAGCCCCGTTCCCGTTCCTGTCGGGGCGGGGCTTTTTTTCAGGAGAAAATAGAATGAAACAGAAAAGAAAAGCAAACCCGGAGTTGACGTTTCAAGTGTACAAGTTCGGAATTCATGTAAAATGTCATGCCGGGGATTATTTTTACGTCGTTCAGGCATTGGACGAAAAACACGCGGCGCTCAATTTCCGTGCGGAAGGGAAACCCGGCCGGATTCTGACCATTGAGCGACTGGAAGCCGTCAAGCCGCCGGCCGACAGCAAGCCGGACGCGCCGCCGCCCGCCGACAAGTTGCCGGACCCGCCGGACAAGCTGCCGCCGGAGGAAACCGGGGAGAACGGCGACGATGATGCGGCGGAATGATATTTTCACGCCGGATATGACCGTCAAGGCGGAATGGGACGGCAAGAAATATGATTGCATTGCCGGCGGCGTGGACCGCGGAAAACGGCAGTTTGCCGAAGCGACGTTGGAGAATACGACTTCGACCGCGCGTTTCTGGCTTGCCGATTTTCCGAGCGGGCCGCCGGCTATCGGGGACCGGTTGACGATCAGCGGAGAGGTGTTCCGGATTCTGGATTCACACCGGTTCGGGCCGTTCATCAAATATGCGCTCGGGGGAGAATATGGCCGTAAGTGATATTATGCTCGATATCGATACGCGGGAATTTGAAGAGGCTATCGACGAATGCGCGGCGGAAACCCGGATCGATGATTATATGGAGCTTACCGCCAACGCGCAACGGTATCTGGTTGCCGTGGTGAAACACCTGCCGGAGCGGACCGGCAATCTGCGAAGCGCGGCTATTCCGGTATGGCGCTATCTGCGAATTCCCGGCCGGCCGTTGACCAATTTGGAAGAGGGGCAGAAAATCGCGGAATGGATCGAGAAGAAAACCGGCCGCCGGCGCTCCGCTAAACTGATGAGCCGCGGCGTATTCGAGGACCGGCGCAACGATCCGAACGAGCCGAGCTTTAAATATGAGCTGTTTGCGGCGGAGTGGCGCGGCCGGAACAAGGAAGACCGCAGCGCGGCGGCTATTTCCAAAGCGCTTCAATCCGGTTTGCTCGGCGTACAGGATTTGAAAAAAGTCGGAATCCTGATGGCCGGAGGCACGACCTACGCGGCATTATGGGGCTACCTGGTCGATTTGTTTTCTGCGACTTCGGCCGGTCGAAGTTGGCTGATCAACAATGAATCGGGCTATTGGAAGCCGTACAGCACCTTTTTCAAGGGAAATCGCAAGCAGATCAATGCGGCAACGCCGGAATTCAAATGGAGCGGCCGGCACGCTAAGACGCTGGCGAAACACAGCGGGAAATGACATGAAAACTTTGAATTTTGAATTTCAGCTTGAAACGGACCTGTTGAAACTGTTCGACTTTGCCGTCCCGAATCAATACACCTGGTCGATGCTTCCACCGAAACCGAAATATCCATCACTTGTCGTTCGTTGTGACCGGACGGAGCCGGAACGGGGTTTCGGGGATGCGGGCGTTCATTCGGCCGACATGCTGGTCCATATTCAGACCTATCGCGCAGATGACAAGCAGGGGATCGAGCTGCAACGGCTGCTGAATCAGGCGCGCGGCGTGCTGCTTGCGCCCCGGCTGGCGGAACGGCTGAACGCGGTAAGTGGATGTACGATTTTTGCAGCGGTGAATCTGGAAGGGTATGAAAACCCGGACTCCGAAATCCGAAGCTATACGCTGCAATTGCAAGTAAAATTTTCTCCGACAAAAGCGGACTGATTTTGACGTTTTTCCCGAATCTATAAACAAGAAGGAGATTTTATTATGGCAGGTGAAAGCAAAGTCGTGATTGTCGGCCTGACGGAAGGGCCGGTTTGGGGGTGTCCCGATTTGTCGTGGGGCAAGGGTCAGAGTTTGGATGTCGATCACAACGGCGATTCAAAGACGATGGAGGATGGACAGGGCCAGACCGTCGCCAAAGCCTACTACAATAACAAGGAAACTGTCAGCTATACGGTTAAAGTAGCCGGACAGGTCCCCGGCTTGAAACGCGGTAATGTGCTGCAGGTGGACGGCAAGCCGTACATCCTCGACAGTTGGAAAGACGGGAAGAAATCCGGTGACTTTCAGGAATACACCTTGAATCTCGAATCGTTCGAGAGCATCACGGTTACGGCGGGGGCATAATCATGGCGGAAACAAGATTGCCGGCGGGCGTTGATCCGATGGACCCGAAAATCATTGAAGAGATGCGTTCCGGCGCTGATCGGGTGGAGGCGGAGAACCGGCCGCCTGATTCTCTGGTGGAGGCACAGGACTTGACCGACACGCAGACGATTGCGGGTTTTCGCTGCCGGCCGATGTCGGCGGGGCTGTTTGCGCTGCTGGAACTGGTGAAAGCGCCGATTCTGTCATCCGATGCGGAAAAAGAGGGCGATATGCTGGACATGATGGTTATTATGTTCCTGCTGCTGTCCGATACGACCGACGATGAATTGGTCGAACTGGCCGAAGCTGGCTATCCGGTCTTGCGCCGGGCTACTCTGAAATGGTCGTTCAAGCTGGATATGGCAACGATGAGCGAAATTCAAGCCGCGTTACCGGTAATGCTCGAACGCTTTCAGAGCGCAATGGATTTATACGGCGGGGATGGTGATAAAAAAAAATAAGCAACTGGATTATCGATTACAGTGATATTCTGATTTCTGAATATCATTGGAGCCGGGAATATGTAATTTGGCGGCTGCCGTTTGCGACGGGGATTAAATATATCGCGTCAATCAGCGACCGTCTGACCGGTAAAAATCGACTTGAAGAGCGCTACCGGGAAAAGCTTCTGGAAGCGCTCGCAATTTATCAGGAAGATTTTAACGAGCGTCACGGCTTAGGGAGAAAAATAATAGATGGCAAGTGCAGTTCTGACCGGAGTGACGAAACTTAACATTTCCGGTATGCAAAAAGGGTTCAAAGAACTCAAAAAAACAGTGCAGCAGTTTCGGAAAGAGGTGGTACAGCCGTTTTCCGAAGCTGCCGGCGCATTGATGAGTTTTACGAAAAAAGCGCTTATTGCGGGGGCGGCCGTGGCTGGAATCGGCATCAAGGAGGCATTCGGAGATGAACAGGCGATTGTACAGTTTCAGGCGCTCGGAATGTCGATTCAGGACGCGAAAAAACGGTATGATGAACTGTCGAAACTGGCGCGCTCCCGCGGAGGCTCGCTTTTTCCTACCGGAACCTGGGCGGAGGCATCGCAGACGTTGCGGAACATGGGCGGAGCGGCATTGGACAATAACCAGATGCTTACGCTGCTCGGGGATGCTTCCGCCAAAAGCCGGCGGCCGTTGCTGGACGTGACGAAAACAGTTGGAGAGTTTTACGCGAAATTGTCCGGCGGCCAGAAGATCACCGAAACAGCGATTAAAATGTTTCGGGACGGCATTATCTCCGAAGCTGCGATGAAAAAAATCGTACAGGCGGAAAAGGCCGGTCAATCGCAAGCGGTCATCTGGCGGATGGTGACGACGGAATTAGGGCGTTCCGGCGGCGCTATGGCGCTGATGGCCTCGACCGGTTCAGCGCAGTTTACGCGCCTCCGTACCGTGATCGGGCAGACCTTCGGAACCGTTTTTGAAAAGATGGCGGACCGTGTAAAAGATGTGTTGTACCGGATCAATGAAACGCTTGACCGGCTGTTGTCGAACGGCACATTTGCACGATGGGGGCAGACGATTGGAGAATGGACGGAAAAAATCGTCAACAGTGCATGGCGCATTATTCTTGCCTGGCGGAATCTTGATGAAAACACCCGCACGCAGCTTACAAGTTTGCTCGGCGGATTTGTGGCGTTCCTGGTGGCGTGGAAAACCGGCTTTCTGTCTGCTATGGTGAACGGCATGATTGGACTTGGCACATTCATCGCGGGACACTTTGCGCTTATCCTCGGCATTGTCGCGGCGTTTGCAACGGCATTTCTCGGTTACAATCTCGGTAAAACGATTTATGAAAGTTTGTCGCCTGGCGGACAGGGAATGTTACAAAAATTCATGGCTTCTTTGATGGGTTTTGTTGACCTGATGAAAGCATGTTTTGTGACATTGTGGGAAATGGCGAAAGTTACCGGTGAAAATATTTGGGCGGCCATTACTGGCAAGGGAACCAATTTTTCCGGTGATTTTGATAACGTTATCGACAAATTCAAAAAGGAATACAACCGGATTCTGGATCAATACGGCCAGATTTCCCGCGATATCGACAAGGACACCGAAAAGCAGGACAAGAACAACGACGGTAGTAGTTTTGCAGACCGTTTTCTCGAAAACTTTCAGAAAAATTTCGATCCGAAAAAATGGTGGGACGATTTTAAAAAGTTCGGGGAAGGGATGATACCGGACAGCCTGAAAGAATTTTTCAAGCAGTTGCAGACAATGCAGGGTATTAAATTCCCGAAAATGCCGGAAGTGAAACCGCTGGACCAACAGTTGAATACAAAAGGCGTATTGCGCGATTTGTATATGATGTCCCGGTACACTTTGCGTGGCATCTATTCCATGCTGCCGCGGCCGCCTCGGAAAATAGTGAAAGAGGATACGCCGAGAGACACAAAAACGCAGACGCCGGGAAAGCCGGGCGCGCCGGAGAAGCCGAATACGCCGCCAGCAGTAACTTCGGATAATGAAAATCAAGTCACGTTGGCAAAAGTGGATGCAACGCTTTCTGATATCTGGTCTAAGCTGGACACTCCTATCGGCATTCTGGCGGAAATCCGGGATTCGGTTCGGCGTATTCAGGATGCAGCCGGGGCGTTGCCGCATCTGCCGTCACCTGGGGAAGCGGTAGCAGCCGCCAAGCGCGGCAGTGTCGATAATGTTCCGGCCGGCAGGAACCCCGGCGATGTTCAGCAGCAGGACCATACCGGGGAAGTTGTTGCCCGGCTCGACACTTCAAATCAGCTTCTATCGCAGATCGGGACCGGAGTAAACCGGCTCGGCGGAAAATTAACACCATGTTGGGGATGATATGATGAGCAGTACAGTGGTAGGACATAAGTTTGACACGCCGGTTTCGATGGCCGGTTATCCGTTGAAACGACGGGACGAAAACGGAATCTGGCAGAAAGAAGAGCGTTTCCGCATTCAGACCGGTTTGCAGGGAAATTACATTCCGGCGCATGGAAGTACCAATTCCGAAGGGATGGTAATCAATGGAGTTGAAATCAATGAAGGTTTGGAGGGCTTTCCGGGAATCAGCGAAGTTGCATTGACATGGAAATATCCGGACATCAATTCGACATGGAACGGATCGAGCAATGAATATGGAACGACCTACGAATCTGACGCGACCCGCGCCGAAAAACGTATCGAAGAACACCCGGATTGGCCGACATTGAGCGCCGACGACCAGACAACACTAAAAGGAGCTTTTTCAACGTTCGTACTTGTTACAATCACTTACCGGAAAATTCAGAAAAAGAAAAAGTCATCGTTCCGGTTTACCGAAGAAGAAATTGTCGGCAATGTGAACCAGACGGAAGCGCCGTCAGGATTGAGCGGCGCGACTGCTGCCAAGTGGATGAATTACGGAAAAAGTATCCGGTTCATTAAGGGGGATTCGGTCGAAATAACCGAAAGTTGGCAATATGACTGGTTCAACTGGAAAGGAGCCGTTACGCCGACCATGAAACTGACCGATATTGTAAGTTGGGTGAAAAGGAAAAAATAAGATGTTGACTCCGCCTTTGGTGCCGCGCTCTGGCGACCCTCTGGAAGCGTCCTGGGCCGCGCAATTGATTCAATGGATCAAAGATGCAGTTATACCGCGCAGCGACGGTGTAACGACCCGTGTTGACGGGAATATCATTACTGCGCTCGGCGGAAGTGGAGAAGCCGTTACGCAGAACATTGAACCGAATGTTCCTGTTAGAATCAATGGTGGAAATTCCCTGTCCGGTTATGCTGTCACGGTTTTCGGTAACGGGCTTGACCAGCCGGCAACAGGACAAGCAACTTTGTTTTTGGTTCAGACAAATTTACAGGCCGATGCACTGTTGCCGGGGGAAATTGTGCTTGCAAGTCGCAGCTATATGCAGGTTATCGGGGGCTGATTATGGCATATATTCTGTTGAAACCGCCGGTTCCCTATTTCAAGATCAAGGGACCGAATGGCGTGGAAACTGTGGAATATGCTTCAATATGCAACGATTACACAATGCCATACGTCCAAACAAACGGCAGCTTAGTGCATTACAAATCATCATATTGGGGTGGGCGTTACGTGTTGAGCCAGCTTCGCTATCTTTACCCGGCGTTATCGGTAAATGGTAGTTTTTATCCGTGGTACTTCACTGGGAAAGAAACATATCAATATACGAGTTGTCCAGATATCCCGGACAATTCCAGTTGGAGCGCCAGTTATTGGGGAACCATCGGCGAAATGGATATTACAATGCAAAGCCCGTATCCCGGCTTTTCTGATGCTATGGCCGGAAGTACAATCCGGATACCGGTTGAATTTATCAAAAAATTCAACGACGGTAATTTCGTCTGCGATGCTGAAATGATCGGAGAAACGACAACGCCGGTTATCGTATATCTGAATGTGGAGGCATATTTGCTGGATAACGAGCGGTACGGCAGCAAAGACTATGATTTTGAACGGAAAGCCAGTGAGGAGGAACGCGCCGGTCTGTATCGCTGGTGTGCAGTGAGAAACGGCCAGAAATATGAAAATGCGGCACCGTATGCGATTGGCAATCCGGTACATGGAATCACATCCGGTAAACTGAAAGAGAAGTTTGCTGGCGGTTTCTGGAATGGGGGGAATGGCGGCTATTCCAATATTTCCGGCGTTACCGAAGATGGAAAGCTGATCGGGACTGTCAGTTTCCGGCAAACCAATATTCAGTTAGAGGTTGATTCGCCGTTGATTTATCAGGCATTCCAGAACGCCAATGCAGCAGGAACAAAATTTGAAATACCGTGGCTGCAAAATGGCGTACAATACTTTATCGGGCTGTCCCCGGCTGATTTCACCAGCATCGAAGTATTGCAGCAGTTGAAAGGTCCGGTTTACGCTTTTTCCGGTTACATCAACAGCGATTTCGGCAATATGAAAACCACTTGGACCGGGGTAAATCTGAAGGACGGTGGCGCTTCCGGTGAAACGCTGATTACTGATTATGTCGGTCACACGTTGCGCTCGTATCATAATTGGGAAAGCACTCCCGGAAAATCTCCCGTTTACCTGGCCAATATCCAACAATTCAAGGTTTGATATGTTGCTTTCTACACGATGTGCATTCAATTTGCAGCGGTATAATATTTCCCAGACGCTGTTTTTGTACCTGGAACGCCGAAAGGGGCAAAAAGATCGCGGTTGGATCGGCAATACGGATAATGGTGTTTTCTGGCCGCTTGATCAATATTTTGCCGATGTGTGCCGCGGAAGTTATCTGTTGGAACGGAACGGCAGATATTACCGTTTCATTGCGGATGACGAAACCGCCCGGCGGCGGATCGGTAACAACAACTTTTACAAGGGACAGCAGAATTACGATTGCAAGGAACTTGGCTTGACCTTGCGGAATTGCAGCAATCAGGCGGATCGCTACCACACGGCGACCGGTTGGACGCTTGTGCCGACCGCGCATAAGTGGGACAATGTTTTTTATACTGCGGATTATACACAAAAATACGACCCCTACAACAGTCGGTATTGGCCGGTTGTCATGGATGAAAATTGCTGGTTGTACAATCAAAACAGTAACCGCTATGAAAATGTAGCGAAGAAAGACCCGTTTACGCAGGTGGTATACAACAATACCGGAACAGGATATTATGCAGTTGCCACCGGCACGGACAAGAAAAAGTATTTAAAGTGGATGAATCCATTTTCAAAATATATTGAATTGCCGCCGCCGCCCGGTTACGGGGAACAGGAGTTGTATGATAGTATCGGCGTTCCATACTGGCAGGATACGAGCGACGAAAACAGTTATATCACGATTACGCGAAATTACCTGGCTGACGGGACATGGGAACCGCTGTGCCTTTCCTCTTATCCCGGCAATATCGATGCCGCGTTAGGCGTGACGGGCTTTTATTCCTTTTGGTATAAAGATGAGGTAATCTATTGGGGGGATTCGGTCGATTCGGCAACCTATTTCCGTTGCGGACAGTCGCTTGAAAATTATACGGATTTGGTTTTCGAGCTGGTCAAAGACAAAAATGACAAGCGGGAATTCAAGCGCAGCCGGATTGTTGTTGAATTCAAGGGTTCCAGCTATAACATTGATTCAATTATCGGCCGGAGCAGCTATAAAGAAACGTTTTACATTGCGGGTACGGGTGTGGTGTTATGAAAATATTCGGGATTGATGAAACGTTGGATTGGTCAGAAGAGGCGCTGAACCCGCGTGACTGCCGTTATTGGAACTGGTTATGGGCAGCATTGCAGGAACGTTGCGCGGTGATTCAGCGCAACGATTTACAATCAAGCATCAAGCAGATGGGAGAACCGTTTACGCCCGGTTGTCCGATGAACTTCAACAAAATCGATATGCTGGAAACCAGTTTGATTACCGCCGCGCAAAACTATGCGTCACCGGACTATATCAATGATGACATGATCGGGGATCAAAATATCTGGCTGCGTTCCCCATTGTATTCGTATAATGATTTGTGCAATGAATGCGGCTATCATTTCGGCATGTATTCGGCGCGCTGGATGAGACCGGCTGCGTTAAAACATAAAATGCTGATGCTGAAAAAGCTGGTTCAAATGATGCGGTATTATTGGGATGACAGCAACATGTGCGGGACGGTGGAAAATCCGAATATTGCGATTCACATGAAGCGTACCGACCCGAATAAAATCACGTCATATCCGATTACGTTTCATGACGCAATCACCAAGACCACAGATTATTACGAGACCGGCTTTTTCGGTTTCGGCCTGATGTATAAATACGTTGTTGCAAATCAAGGCAACATCAATTGGAGCGCATATGGGACGTGTGAAATTACCGCGAAATTCAACCGGTACTGCTACGCATTCGATTATGTACTATACGTAATCAGCAGCCAATGCAAATTCAACAATCCGGGCGGCGGGTGGGGGGTGAACGGGAACTATAAAGATAACCTTTACCCGTGGGAGCCGGATAAGAAAGTGTGGGAACTTGCTGCCGGATCATGGCCGGCCGGAGAACGCTTTTTCTATCATGCCGACATGCCGCCGGAGAAATGGCCGGGCAAGCGGATTACTGCCCCGGAAACAATCAGACAAGAAGCTGTACAATACGTATATGCGGACGTTTACGGGTTGCTTGACTTTAAAAAATCCATGACTTATTTTTGACGTTTCGCCCCCTCCTAAAAAGGGGGCTTTTTCATGTTGTATGCCAACGTGGATACCAAACATTTCGTTCCGATTCCCGGTAATAACAATGTACAGCAGCCGGAGCAGCGGGACCAGATTATCTATGGGATGCGTGTCGCACTTCGGTTCAAGTTCTGCAATGACGACGGAACGCCGTTTGTCCTGAATGATTCTGATACGTTCTGTTGCGGCGGCGATATCAATTTCATCCATGACGATGATTTGATGTTTTACGCCGGGCACGATGATTGCCGGATCGTGTCGGCGGCGGATGGGGAAATCGAAGTCATGGTTGATTCGACTTCCGATGTGTTCGGGGCCAAAGCTAACCATAGCAATACCCTGATGTATATTCAGGTGAAGCGACACCGCGCCGGCGACCTCTTGGGCGAAACACTGTTGCAGGATACTGTTTATGCACAACCGGCAGTCATGACAACCGAGGGTGCGCCGACTGCCGCACAGCCGGAGTACACACCGACTGCCGGAATGCTGGCAATCATGCGCGCCGGAGAGGAAACGCAATTCGCTGTTGCTGCTGATGCGCCGGATTCGGAATGGAGCGGAGACGCGACCGCGGAAAGCCGTTGGAAGCGCTCGCGCAATCGTGCTGCCGGCGGGGAATGGAGCGACCCGGAACCGTTGCTCGGCGGACCGCAGGGCGACACCGGGCCGAAAGGCGACAAGGGCGACAAGGGCGACAAAGGCGATATCGGACCACAGGGGCCGAAAGGGGAACCGGGCAAGGACGGTGCAGACGGTGCAGACGGTGCAGACGGTGCAGACGGTGCAGACGGTGCCAGTTTCTATACCTACATTGCTTATGCGACCGCCGCGACCGGCGCAGGCTTCTCATTGTCTCCGTCCGGCAGGAAATACCGTGCCGAGATCGTTTCACCCGTGCCGCTGGACCCGCCGCAATTGGGTGACTTCTCCGGAGCTGAATGGGTGAAATTTGCGGGCGATGACGGTAAGAATTTTCAGGAAATCGCGGTTGCCGACACCGGACAGTCTGTTACGGCGGTTACTCGTATTGTGTTTGAAAATGCGACGGTCCGCGCCGGCGTGGACGGGGAAGTCATTGTCAGCATGAATGCACCCGGTCTGATGAACGCGGCGTTTACCGGGTACAGCCAGCTTAACGGCCGGACGAAATTGTCCGCCTGGATCAATGGCGGCGGCAGCGCCGGCGGCGGCAATTCCTCGATGTATGACAACTGCGACGCGCCGTTGCAGGTGGCAGCAGCGGCCAAAACCAATTATTCAATCTTCAAGGGGGAACTATGATTTTTTCCAATATCGATTTTGCAGTCGTCTATGTTGACCCGTCGAGAGAGACAGCCGGCGACGGCAGCACTCCGGAAACAGCGTTGAAAGACCTGCCGGCGACACTAGCGGAATTTGCGGACGGAACTTGTTACCTGATTCGGCGGACTGCCGCGGGCGCGTGCGTCATGCCCTCCGGGACCCGTTCGGATATTCTGAATCTGATCGTTGCTGGAATGCCGAAACCGGATGATTTGCTTTATGACATCGTTCCGGATGCAGCAAAAAGCGCCTGGGGAATGGACAGCGCCGAACATGCGAACGTCAAGAATATATCAGGCTCATCCGCCAGTTTCGGGAAAATTCGCAACTTTCTACTGCATCGGGTTTACCTGTTCCGGGAGAACTCAACCGCCAATTCGTATATTTTTAACTTCACGGAATCAAGCAGCTTTTACGCGAATTTCCTGTTTCAGCATTGCCGGTTCGGATATGCCGGCTATGAGTTGGATGCGGCAGACTTCACGACCGCAGCGCCCTACAACGCCGCGCGGATGTGCAACTATATCGGGATATATTACGCGAATTTGTGCAGCATGACCGATTGCGCGATGAATTTTGACGCTTACGCACACGGTATCTACTGTTACTATGCGAAAATCGTGCAGGTTGAAAACGTGGCAATTCAGGCGTTGGCGACCTCCCGCAGTAACAGTTACCGCGCGCTGTGCCTGTCAGACCGGCAGGAAGGCGGAATCGAAGCGACGGTTCGCGGCCTGACTGCGAATATCTGGTTCAACGGAACGGCGCAGTATGTGCCGTGTCTGCTGCAATTGATGGACTACCAGCAATCAGATATTTCCGAAATTACCGTGACGATGAACAAGGCGCTGGACGAAAACCGGCCGGCCTCGCTTATCATGTACGGATATATGTTCTATTTCTACTATCTGCGCGATTTTTCAGTCACGGATGTTTCGATCAGTCTGCCGCACCTATGGAATATTCAATCCGGGGCATCTGTTTTCCGAATGGAACGTTGCTATACCTGTTCGCAGGTCCCCGGATGCGTGCACGAAGTGCGGAACCTGGCGGTTACGCTGGCGGAGGCGGACGGTATCGGGGAATCGAACAGTTATGATGAAGTCAAAAGTTCAAGCAACAGCAGCTATCAAGCCGTCTACCTTGACTTCCGGCAGACCGAAACATCGAATTACTGGAAAGCCGTGGAGGTTGAAAATATCACGGTCAAGCATCCGCGCGGGCGGGCGCTTTATGCGGCGTACTGCCGGCTTGGAAACTGCACCCTGTCCGGTACGGCGGTATTCGTGGCGGCGCTGGCGGATGTCAATTCCCTGTCTAGTTGGTTTCCGGGCTATGCGCTTTATGCGTGCGACAGCTCGACGGTTCGCGTGCGGAATCTGGCGGTCAACCTGTCGAATCCTACCTATCCGGCCTTATCCGGGGACCCGGCAATCGGCAGCACTTACAGCGATTATTCATTTGTTTTCGTCGATGAAAGCAACGTCGCAATCCGGCCGCTGGAAAACAACAGCGATTACCGAGGGAAAAACTACATCGGTTTTGTCGGCAATAACGAGGCGGCGGCCGGGCATTTCGTCCAGCGGAATCCGCTCGGGCTTTGCGACACCTGGAACGTGTCCAGAACCGGCGGTTCTCCGGCGTGCCTGAAACTCTGGAACAATACGTACAACAGTGAAACCGATATGATGATTTTAGGCCGGCGGCCGTTTAACGGCATGGAGCTTTTACCGGAAACGACCGGCCGTCACCGTCTGAAACTGCATATCGCTTACAAAGGCATTGCCGATGCTTCGATGCTGTATCGGCAACTGATGCTTTCCGCGACGGTACAGGGGGCGACGCAACGCCGGGTATTTTGGAGCGCCGCGGGCCAGTGGCAGGAAGATGCGGCGGCGATATGGAACAACGATTCGGATTTGACGCAAAAAATGTTGGTTTTGCCGCTGGAATGGACCGAAACGTCGGTTGTGAATGTGCGGATTTATTTCAACTGGTACAGTCCCGCCGGTTTCGTGTACATCGATCCTGCGGTCGAATTGGAACAAGTAGAACAGTAAAAAGGAGTACGGAATATGAATGAACAGGACAAGCGGGAAATCGGTGAAATCGTAGCGGCGGCCATCGTGCAGCATGGCGGTTGCCCGCACGGAGTGAATGCCGCGACCGCACACGAACTGATCGATTTTGCAACGACCTGGCGACATTGCAAGCGTACCGCTATCGGTGCATTTATCGTTACGCTGATCGGCGCGGCCGGTACTGCGATTTGGGCGGGGGTGAAAGCGCTGGCGCACGTCGGAACGCCGCTGTTCCTGCTGGCCGGAGCGCTGCTGCTGGCGGCGGGCTGCAGCACGGACAAGCTGGTCGAATCGGTCAGTCAAAAAAGCGTCAGCCTGAAAGGTTATGGCGCGGTCAACCTGATTGACACCGGCTATAATCCGGCGACCGGCACGACTACGCCGTCGCTGAATTCCATTGTCGGCAGCACCCATTACAAAAGTACGATTGTGGCGCGGCCGGAGGGGACCGAAACGCCGGATTACATCGACTATGCGCGGGAGGAAAGCGCAAGTTTCTGGAACTCGAAAGCCAAAAGCACGACGACCAGTTTCACGATTACGGCATCCGGCAAAGAGGCGATGCAGTTCTATTTGATGAAAATTGCGGAAATGGAACGGCAACGGGACACGGCAGCGACCGCCGCGGAAAAATAGCCGGAGGCAGGATGATTTATGACCTTGAGAAAAAGCGCTTGGTCGAAGGCCGTCCGACCCTGCGCTATTCGGATAAGCTTGAAAAGTGGGAAATCGCGTTTTCCGGCAGGACGGTTTCACAACAGGCAATTATCTGGCGTGCTGCCGTGGCGCTTGACTATAAGGCAGAGAATGTGTTAATCCGGATTGATGACCGCCACATCATCCGACTTGGGAATATGGTCCGGCTGCTGATCGATACGCTGTACCTGCCGTTTTTGGCTGCGGTCGATGCGCGGCCGGAGGGGAAAACGTTGTATTTTGCACTGTACGGCATGGATGCAAACAGCAGGACGGTGGAATATATCGAGTTTCCAGTGTTGGGGCTTCCGGCGATTGACCCGCCGGGCCTGAATCCGAAGCCGCCGCAATCGGCACGGGATTATTACGACGCACACATGATTAATTACCTGTTTTGCTGCTATACCGCCGGAGAACGCAATATCTATCCGCAAAGCGGGAAAGTTGAATTTGAGTTTTCGCCGTGGGTGGCGCGTTACCGGTTGGACCTGGAAGCGAATACGCCGGCTCTTGAAGTCGTGTTCAGTACCGACACTGAACATATGCCGGAAACAAAAAGTTTCTGGTTCAACATCTGCAAACTTGGAACCGATAAAATTGCCTTTACAGATGTTCGATGGTTCGACAGGGAGAACGGGGCGGAAACCGAGACTTTGCCGCTTGATTTGAGCGCACCGGCAATGTATCGGCTGTTGTTTCACTGGCTGGATGCTTACGGCGACCAGAACGGATACTGGTACAATTGCCGCAAAGACAATAAAATCCAATTATTCACGAGGTGATGACAATGGAATGTTATGGAAAAAATTACGGGCAGATTGGGGAATGTGCCAAATGCAGACTTCACCGGTATTGCAAAACAGCCGCGGACCCGAAACTGTTGTCTGACTGCCGTACAGAAGATCAGGAATTGAGGGATATTATTATGAATAGGCGATTGGCCGAGCGGCGGGTGGTACGTTCAGTAGCGGCGGAAGAAGAGAAGCGTTACAGTCGGGCGGACATGATGGAGGTGATTGGTTTTATGGCGGCGCTTGACTTTCGTTCGCTGCAATTGGTCTGGTTGAAATTGAATTTGCCGAATGCAAATTTGAGTGAACTTGCAGAGAAGCGCGGCGTAAGCCGTCAGGCTATGCACAAAATGGTACAAAGACGGATCAAAGAAATTCCGGAACTGGAAAAATTTTTCACTTACCACAGGCGGAAACGTGCCGAGAGGAAAGTGAAAACCGCCTGAAAATCCGGAGACTATCACAGTCACCTGGTGCCCGTTCCGCCTTTCATCCTTTCGGCGGGGCGGGCGTTTTGGGAAAGCCATGTTCGATGGCATAATCGAGCGCCCGCAGGAAAAATGCGTTTGACTTCGACCATGCAGCCTCACCGGATCGGAACCGGGAAATCTGCGACTGTTGAAACCCGGTCAGTTTGGCGAACTGGTACGCCGTCATTTCGTGTTTTTTCAAAAAATCATCGATTGTCATAAATGGAATGCCCGGATTGGCCGCCGGGCGCGGAGCTGTTTGTTATTTTCGATACTATACCGCGTATTTGCTTGAGATGCAAATTACCCGTTGATTGCGTCTTTCAGCAGCCTGTCCAAGCTGCCGTCATTGAGTGAATAATAGAAATCTTTAAGGGGGGCGCTTATCACCTCTTTGCAATGAACATGGTATTCGCCTGTTCCCACAAATTCATGCGGCGTCATATCGATGTACATGATACGATACCAACCGTTGTTATGGTGGAAATCGAAATAGAATCTGTGTTTAGGGGTACAGCTCATTCTGTGAAGTTTTTCAAGAATCATATTGATCGTCTGAAGCTTTTCTGATTGTTTCATTTCTGCTTATTCCTTAATTGCGCCGGGGCGCGATGCCCGGCCAGTTACTTCCATTTACTTTTTGCGGCTTGAAATCAGGTGATCGACGATTGCTGTTTTGAGGTATAAGAGCTTGGAAAACTGTTCTTTGCGCCGCTTCCGGAGGTATTTTTCAAGCTCCATATTTTCTGTATCGACAATTTCCCGTTCGCATTCGATTATAGCTTGGTCAGCTCCCCAGATGCGTTGAATGTAATTTTCAAAGTCATTACAAAACGCTTCATCCTGAATGACACTTTCCCGATTTTCAGGACGTACCAGCAATTCAAACAGTTCGTCACGGACTTCCCCGGCTTCCGTTCGTCCTTTTTGGAGCGCCTCTTTTGCAAAGGTCAAATCGCAGGGGGTGCCGCCCATATTCAATAATACTCTTTTGGCGCTGCACTGTTTGCGTCCGGCCTTGATAAGCCGATACATCAAAACCTCAAGTTTATTTGTGAGTTCTTTTTCCATTTTATAACCTGCTTTCATTTTAATTTGGGGATAGGGGGCCGCCGGCAT